TGGCAGGTTACCTTCCAACCAAAGCATGTCAGTGAGGATTTCGTTGGTCTGGGTCAGCATCTCAACAATGCGGGCCTGCTTGTTGTCTGGATCTTGACGCTTTGCCCAGTCCGCCAAAGTGACGGCGTTGTTTGCTTTGATAGCCATGCGTTGTTACTCCGAGGGATTAAGAGTTGCTGCCGTAGAACACTTCTTCGTTCGATTTACGGCCGGTGGTGGTTTGGCTGCCTGGCATGACGAATTTGTCTTCCGAGATAGCCGCGCTGATGCGGTGGCAGAACTTGAACAGCGCCGGGTGATTGCCCAGGCCGGACTCGTTCAAAAGGTGGGAAAGGGATTCGTCACCGAAGGCCTGAATGACCTTCACAGCGCTGGCAACGCTCTGGTCGTAGTTCTCGCCGCCGAGCTGGGGATCGTTCTTGATCTCGGCCGCCCACTGCTGCCCCTGGGCAACAACAGCCGTCTGGTAGGCTTCTGCCTGCTTGGTGGCGAGCTGCGACTGCAGGTCGATGAACTTCTGGGCCTTCTCCTGGGAAACGTTCAGTTCCTTGGCCAGCCCCTTGAACGACTCGAGGATTTCGCCGTCCATTTCGAAGCCGTCCGCCAGTGTGAAGTCGGCATAGGCCTCAGGCGCTCCCTCGGGCGTCGCCTCTGCGGCCTTGGCTTTCGCTGCTGCGTCAGCTTCCTGCTGGATCTGTTCCGGGGTTCTCGTAGCGTCTGGAGCTGGCGCCGCTGCGGGTGCAGGCGGGGTCAACACAGTGCCATCCGCCGCTGGTGCTGGGGCTTCTGCTGCGGGAGCTGGGGCCGGCGCCGGAGTAACCGCACCACCGCCCTGCCCGCCATCACCTGGAATCTCGCTCATGCACACGCGGCCAAGCAGCTTCATCATCAAAAGGCTCATTCATCTGTCTCCTGGGTTTGTTCTTCAATCGGCTTAGGCGCGTTCTCGCCAGCCATGACCGCGTAAAGCGATGGGGTTAGGTCGTTCACCTGGCTCAAAAGAAAAAGGCCAACATTGCGTTGGCCTTCGTTCCAGTTGGTGATCGCGTCGGATGGTCCGAGCGAGGGCTCAAACAGCCTGCAACGGCCCATGGTTCGCCACATGAAGCGGCGCCCGCGGTGGTCGCTCATCAGCCACTTGAAGTCGGCGATGTCCTGCAGGTCCTGCTCGGTGGGTTTCTGCTCGGCCATCACATAGCCCCCGCAAGCGAGGTCAGGGCGTTATCGCCGCTGGTGTCGGTCTGGCTCAGCACCTGGGCGCCTTGGATGACGCTTCCCAACTCCTGCTGCATCTGCGCTGCTTGCTGCTGCTGGGCGCGCTGCTGGCGGATCTGAACGACCATGTCGTCAGCGCGCACCATGGTTGGGGGCACACCGATCAGTTCGAAGTACTGCCGCATGGCTTCGTCGCCGTCGAGCAGATCGAGAGGTTCCAGGCTTTGTGTGGTGGTGGCCACCGTGCCGGCGAAACCAATAGCACGCTCGATGCTGGATACACCGATAGCCTTCTGTGCCTGGGCCAGGATGCTGGTGAACTCAATACGCAGGTCCATGTTGGCCAGCTCTTTAGGTGGCGGCGGCAACAGCGGCGCACCAGGCAACATGCCGGTCCAGCGCGGAATGGACTGCTCCAGCATCTGGTTGAAGTACATGTCGACCAGCGGGTCGAGCAGGTCATCGGTCTGGCGCTCCAGCACCGGGCCGAGCATCAGCAGCTTTTCTTCCTTGCGGGTGGCGATTTCGTACGCGGTGCGAACGCTGTCCATTTGGCTGATCATCAGGAACAGGTCGACAAAGAACGCGGTGTCAATGATCGAACTGTCAGCAGCAATCTCGCCACGCAGCTGGCCCAGCCACGCAGGCTGGACCTCGTACAACGGCGCAAACTTGGCGCCCACCTGCATGTCATTCAGATAAGTGATGCTGCCCGGCAGGATGGATGCGCGCTGATTCTTGAGGCTGATCGGGGCCCCCATTGGCGGGCGCACACCTTTTTCCAGCAGTTCGGCTTTGCGGCGCTCCATCAGTTGGATGGCCTTGGTGGTGCCGATGCACATCGAACCCGGGCCAGTACCATAAACGTCTTCGCCCAGCACATCCCAACGCGGCGCCATGACCGGGAATACCTTGAAGCCCGATTCGCGCAGCATCGAGTCTTTATCGCCTCCCTTCTCCCAGTAAACAGAGCGGAACGGCATATTGGTGTTGTCTTTGCGCCCCTTCTCACGGGTGTCGTTGGGCTCGATGCCGTGACAGATATCAATCCACGCGTCGGGTTTGTTTCTGAGCAGGTTCTTGGACGCGGTGTCCATCTTGTCCTCGCCGAACTGCTGCTCCATCTGGCGGGCGGTCATTCGGAAGTCGCGGTAAAGCGTGTCCACCTGGTTGCGGCTGTTGTTGGCAAGCATGTAGCTGCCGATGGCCAGCGGGTAAGAACGCAGCAAGTCGCCGTCATCCGGCATAACGACCATAGGCGCAGTACCAAAAATGCCCTCTTCGCTGTAGCGGTTGGGCAGCACGCTGTACAGGTTGCCCCTGGCCATGACTTCGCGCATGGCTTTCTCCGCTGCGAACAGCCAGGCCTTGACCGGAGCGAACTCCATCAGGCTTGGGTCTGGGGTGCCGAACTTGACCCATGGCGCCGCAGGGTTGGTCATGCCGGTGTGCATCCCGGCACCCAGCGTGCGGGCCGCGAAAGAGGCCTGCGGGTTGATGATCTTTTGGTCGCGGCGTTTACCGTCGTTGGTGTCGGTGTTGTGCCAGCGCCCAGAGCGCGGGCTGATGAAGTCACCCAGCTCTTTCCACTCGGATAGCCAGTTGCTGTCGCGCTCGCTCTTGAGAGCGGTGTAGCGCTTCTCGCAGCGTTCGCGCAGGGAGTCAGCCAACTTACACCCCCAGCAGGGTTTTCTGGCTGGTGCTGGCATTGCCAAGCAGCCCGGCGGACCCCGTCAGAATGGTGGAGTTCTGGCCGGACTGAGCAAGCCGGCGCCGGCGCTCAGCCTCGACAGTTGCTTGCACCGAGTCACTGCTGGTGGTGGGCGCGACGGTGCTGCCAGTCGACTCCGCAATTGCTGCTGCGGCTTTGGGCTCGTCCTGGATCAGATCCAGCGAGGTCGGCAGGCCGGCCTTTTTGAAAAGGTCCAGCGGGTCGCTGATTTTGTGGATCGGCTTAATGATCTTCTTGAGGGCGCTTCCGCACATGTTCATGCCTCCTGGGCGTATGGGTCGTAGTCGGATTCCAGTTCGCTGCCCGGACCGCCTCCGGTGTTGGTGTATTGGCTTTTCATCACCGGCATTGCGTAGGTCAGGGCCAGCGCGTCGGCGTCATCCGGAGAGATCCCGAGGCGTTTTTTGATATCGGCCTTCTTCTCCAGCTGGATCTGGTCGCTGCCGTTGTGCGTGTACTCCGGCGACGTCAGCTCGGCCTCAAGTTCCGTCGACACATCCAGTGCCAGGCCGGCGCGGATGCCCTCGCGCATCTGCCACCACATGTAGGTGCGCATGTTCGCGTAATGCCGATCAGGGGCTGCGCTGGCGAAGTTGACATCGATGATCACCACGCCAGGCATCAGGCGTCGCAATTGGTCAGCGACCGGGCCGCCAACCCCTGTTGAGTCAACAAACACTGCATCCGGCCGGTGCTCCTGCACCACCGTGCAAACCTTGGCGATGAACAACGTGGTGTTCCTGGTTTCGCTGCCGGGAATCTTTATCGTCGGGATCGACTTGGAGTCGAGGCCACGCCGGAACCTGATCACGTTGCTGTCGGCGCCGCCCCGGGCAATGTCGATGCCGCAGACCAGCGCATCGTCCATGCCATAGACGGCTTCGCGCCGCATCGCCTCGGCGACCCAGTCAGTCGGGATAAGCTGCAAGTCGGAAGCCCTCGGGAACATGCCGCGTACACGGATGCGGAAAAAGTCGCTGTCCTCGCCGTAGTCTTCCAACCACTTGGCGATCTGCGTTTTGTTGGTGCCGTCGACCGTGCGGCTGTCGACCTGGCGGTGCGTCCAGCGGTGACCGTACTTTGTGAAACACTCCCGGAAACGCCCGGTCGTCTTGGTCGGGTTGCCGAAGGCCGTCCAGATGATTTCCGTGCCCTCGTCCGTTAGAGCACCTTCGGCAACCTCCCAAACCAGATCTGCGATGGCCGACGCTTCGTCGAACACCAGCAGGATGCGTTTGCCCTCGTTGTGAAGGCCGGCGAATGCCTCGGTGTTGGTCTCCGACCAAGGCACGGCGTCCACTCGCCAGTTCTTTTCGTGCTCTGGGTCGGTGCTGATCAGCGCGGTGGCTGTGAGCCGGAACCAATGGCTGGTGATGGAAAGCCGGTTCCACTTGGCCACCTCTGGCCAGGTCTTGGTCCGTAGCTGGGTCTCGGTGTTGGCCGTGACCACGCCACGGGTGTCGACCGCAGTGTCGAGTGCCCACTTAATGATCCAGGACACAAGCGCCGACTTGCCGATGCCGTGGCCGCTGGCCACCGCTTCGTGGATGATCTCGCCCAGGTCCTTGGCCCCGGCCCTGATCTTCTTGCCGATGGAATCCAGAACCTCGATCTGCCACTGCCTGGGGCCGGTCTTGTTCGCCAGCTCGGTGCCCGGCTCCCCCCAGGGGAAGACGTACCAGACGTAGCCCAGCGGATCATCGGCAAACGAGAGGATGGTCTCGACCAGTTCCTGCTCAGGGTCGATTTTTGCTGGTGCGTTCACGAGCTTTGGCCATCCGCTGGGAAAGGGTGAGGCTGACGTCGACCACCACCTGGTCACGGAAGGCGTTCACATTCACGTGCTTGCCCAGCAGTTCAAGGTTTTTGACCTTGTCCGGCCATTTGATCTTTTTCATCAGGCCGACCAGGTCGCGCTCCTTGCCAGCCCCCGCGAACATTTCAGCAATGTCGAAGCCCGACAGGGACTGGCGCCATACCTTGGGCCACCTGGACAGGGGCTTGATCGACATGTCGTCTTCGAGAATGTCCAGCAAATCCATCTGGTCAATCTCGGTGAGCCGGTCCAGCACGTAATCGGCGTCAACCTGCGTGCGCTGGTTGCGAGCCTCCATAGCCACGCGCACGGCGGCCAGGATCTCGGGGTTCTGCATGTTCTGCCAGGCCTGGTCCTTTGCGCCCTTTTGGC